TAAGTCAGCATCTTCCCTTTGTGCTCTGTCGCCGCCTGACTCAGAAAGTACTTTCGCACCCTCTCTTGTCACAGCCTTGTCAGCCATCACGTGTGGTAGATACTTGTTGAACGAAGCCTCAAGTTTGTCTGTTTGAACTGATTCCAACAGTTGACTCATTACTTCACTCTTGTCTTTGCCCAATGGTTTGAGCATCTCAGCCATCTTTTCCTTACGTTCCATCAAGTCGGCCTGTCTTTTGGACTCAGCCTCTTTTGACTCAATCACCGCTTGTTTCTCTTCGATAGCCTTCTCCGCGTCTTTCAACTTCATAGTTGTTTCATCAACTACTTTCATTAACTTCGCAGTCTCAGATTTCTCATTTAAGTAAGAATTCTGGTACTCAGAAGCAAACGCTTCGAATATTTTCTTGCCGAAGTTGACAGTTCTCGCCGCTGTGATGTCTTCCTTAAGAGATTTTAACTCTTCAGCAAGTTTTTTGTTCACAGCAGACTCTACAACTTTAGCAGATCTTGTTATGAAAGCCTCTTTCATCTTGGCCATTTGTTTTTTGGCTTCGGCTACTAGTTTGACTTTCGTTTCCACAACGCCTTTTTTGTCTTCATGGAACTCTTTGATTTCTTTGGCAAGAGCACCAACTACGAATTCTTCCATTTTCTTGAAGTTTTCGTGGACACCTTTTCTGTCGCTGTGTAGTTCTTTTAACTCTTCTGACAGTTTGTTAAGTATGAAACTCTCTAACTTGGCAGAATGTTTGCCTACGTTTTCTTTGTAAGCGATTTTTTCTTGTGCAAGTGCTTTTCTGTCTTCAACGAACTTTGTGATCTCTTCAGATAACTTCTCGTTCATCATAGAGTCGATCGCTTCGATCATGTTTGCTTTGTCATGCTCGTATCTTTTTGCGAATTCTTCTCTCAACTCAGCGCCTACAACTTCTTTGTTTTCTTTTATTTTCAAATCCCAAGCCTCTTGGATGCCTTTTTGAACATCTTCCGAGATTGCTCCAGACTCTACTAATTTTGATATTGCGTCTATCATTTTATTTCAGGTCCTTTATTATGTTTGTTAGTGCCTCTTTCAGGAACTTTTGTGCTTTAGGGTCATTTCTAACTTCAGCCGCCAAACCCTTTGCCATGTTACCACCCTTGGTGTTCATTAGGTGTTCGTAAATTGGCGTAGGATAAGCACCCGGTGCCGAAGGTTGGGCTACAACATCAACTGTGATGATCTCAAAGTCTGAAACTTCGCCGCTTCCGTATTCGTTCATGTTTCCAGAACCTCTACTTGAAACGCCTAACTTCACACCTGACTCCAACATAGTCTTGACAAGTGAGCCCATTGGGGTTGGTAGGATCTTCATCTTACCATATCCATTTGGTCCGTCCATCCACATCTCAGTGATCATGTGAGACACACGGTCCAAATTAATCTTTAAATCGTCTGGGTGATCAACTTCACCTAACACAGAGTATCCAGAGCTGATCTGATCGTTCAGTGTCTTGGTCGCTTTCGCGATCTCTGACACAGGGTAAACTCTCTGATTAGCGTTCTTGATCCCACCTTGAATGCAGATGCCCTTCATGTACAAATCCTTACCGTCTTTTCCCTCGTGTAAGACCTGCACTCTGGCCTGATCAAATGTTAGATTCTCTCTTAGGTATAGTGAACTCATCCGATGTTCTCCGTTAAATCAACAATTACGCTTTGGCAACTGGTGATTTTGCAGATTTGTCAGAGTGGTCAGCAGTGTCCGCCTTTTCATTCTTTTTGAATGAAGTAGATTTTGCTTTTCCGCCTGTGTTCTCAAAGTCACCCTGCATCTTAGCCGCAGTTGGAGCCGGTCTTCCTTTTTCGTCTGCTCCGCCTTTTGCTATGTTTGCCGTTGTGCCGCCTGCTGATTTAACAGAAGCGTTTACTGGTGATTTTGCTGACTTGTCTGAATGGTCTGCCGTGTCCGCTTTTACAGGATTTTTGTATTCTTTCATATCCTCTTTGTCTTTTTTAGCGTCTTTGGCTTCCATTTCAACTTCTGGAGTTAACTCTGGTGCAACTTCTGGTGCTAGAGATTCTTCTTCTTTCTCTTCTTCACCGTCTTTCTTGCCCATCATTGCTTCGAATTCTGCTTTTAGTTCATCTAAAGCGTCTTCCAAGTCAACTACTCTGTCTTCAACATCGCCTTCTGCGTCTTTTTCAGCATCCATGTCCGCTGGCATTTCTTCGCCGTGGTCTGCATCCATTTCACCTTCTTCTTCGCTTGAGATGTCTTTAACCAATTCGTCAGTTGCGTCGCCGCCCACTTCTTCTATTGATTCTTCTTCGGTAGTTTCTGATTCAGTTGCTTCGTCTTCGATTTCAACAACTTCGTCTACTTGCTCGTCTTTAGACTCTTCTGAAGCCTCTTCAACTGCTTCGTCTTTAGTTTCCTCAGTAGTTTCTTCTACTTTCTCTTCTTCAGATGCTTCAGTTTCTTTAACTTCTTCGTCTTTTGATTCAGCAGTCACTTCTTCGTCTGCTAGGTTCTCGTAGATATCTCTTGATTTTTCTACTACGATTTCGTGGAATAAAGCCTCGGCTTTATCGTTTTCTTCGTTTATTAGCAATTCTAATAAACTCTCAAATTTATTGTTTGACATGTTTACACGTGCTCCTTTGTATAGTCGATTTGTACTTATAAGTGTTTGTATTTACTGCAAAGGGATAGAAACGGTGCTGTAACTGGTGAGAAAAGGTGTATTTTGGCTAGATTTTGGCCTGTAAGTCAAATTTTGCCAAGAATTCTTCGATCGTTGGATGATCTATGTTGTCCGGCCTGTCAATGTCGTTGGGTCTGAACCATCCCTTGGGTATCACACGGTGGAAGTTGACATCCTTGTAGTCCTGCAGGCAACGTTTGGTCTGGTTCATCCAGTTGCCGTAGAATGTGGCCTCATCATTGCTCTTCTTGTAGTTGCGTGTGTCACCGAAGATGTTGTTGAGATGGAATCTGTTCTTCTTGCTGTCCACAGCCAACCCTTGGTAGTCAAATCCCAACATGTAAATATCTTTGAACCCATGATCACAGGCCAGTTTCAATGCAGTTGGTCCACTTGACCATCCCAGACTGGGTTTTGACCAAGTCACATGATCCAGCAGTTTCTTGTGCTTTTCATATTGATTGTTGAAATTTGAGTACACTTTATTATGTACAACATAATCAGTTTCTGCAATCTCCAACATCATCTTGGGATCCACTGCCACCAACCAGTGTGGTTGATGTGTCCTGTACACGGCGTTGCAGGCGTACACTGTGCCTTTTTCCTTTAGATCGTTGATGTCGATGCCCTTACGGGACTGACCGTTACCCAGTACGAATGCTGTTGATGACATTATAACTCTAAGTTATCGTCTTGGGCAGGTTGTCCGTACATCTTTTGGACGAATACTGCCTCTTCCTTCTGTTGAGCATCGTGTGCCTCTGATGCCAACCTCATAGAGTTGATCTGTTTGAGTGTTAATCTCGTTTTCCTTGTGTCTTCTGAATCTAGAATTGAAATATCGTTCTCAGGCTCATAAGTTTTGTCCTGTTCAAAGCCATCTGCGCCGTATGTGAAGAATTCATTCAGTTTCATAAACGTATTTAATCCTTATACCTGTCCGCCGCCACCTGTGCCGCCTGGTGTCTGTCCACCTGGGGTCTGTCCTGGTCCGCCTGGCTGTGGTGATCCTGGTTCTGGTGCTTCCGGATCCGCTGTTGGTTCCTCGAATTGGTCTAGGTCTGAACTGATTCCTGACTGTGTCACACCGCCACCCCTCAATTCATTTGATTTGCTCTGTTTCTTCTGTGGCACGTTGTTCTCTTCCGCCCATAGTTCGGCGTTCCTTGCCATTTCTTCCTCAGAAAGTCCAAGATATCTCTTCAATGCGAATCTTTTTGACATATAAGGTAGATCTGCCACTGCCGTGAATGTGTTCACCCTGCTTTGGTCCATTTCTGTCTGTCTGTACTGTGCGAAGTTCTGTGGTGGGTTGAGTTTTATCTCGAACATGCCATTGTCTATGTTGTAGCCTTTGTTCTTGACCCATAGTTTAAATTCCGAATCAAAAGTTTCTGCCAACATTGATTGTAGTCTGGCACAATACTTGTTGAATCTCAGTTCTTGGATGTATG